AACCTTGCCACCCTGCAACTGCACAACGTCCAAAAGGTTGTCGTCGGGCCCGAAGAGGAGCGAAACAACTATCACTTTCGCCGCATCTTGATTTACACCGAGACCGGAGAGACCGCGATCGAACTCTTCTCCCACTTCCCCGACGAAAACGCCGACGACACCGGTATTCTCGTCTCCGTCTGAGCCAAGGACCCGCCATGAACAAACGCCCCCGCCCTACCTTCGCAGAGCTGACGGAGAAGATACGCGCTCAAACGATACTGGAACTTGAACACCAGTGCGACGCTCTACTAGAGGCCGAACGCGGGCTTATTCGCGCGGAGTACGAGCACGCCTATGCCCTCCTTTCCAAGCACACCACCGCGCTGGAGCTTGAGAACGCCGAACTCCATCGCCGCCTTTCAGGCCTTTCCGTTCGCCGGATCCTCTGGCAACGCATCAAACGCCTTTTCTCGGGGAAAAACCATGTTTGACGAACTACGCAGCGTCCCACGGACCAAGGACTACGCCAAGCCCAACAAAGATCTTGACGACGCCATCAACAAGGTCCGACAGATCTATCCCAACCACTTCCTGCTGCCCGCAGACCTACACAAAAGGACCTTCTACGACGAGCCCGGCGATCACCGAGTCCCCCTGCAGTCCTTCGTCGTGCCCGCCAAGCGCAAAGGCGGCGCGTGAAGCCCGGACAGGACTTCGTTGCTGAACAGGCCAAGCGTATGCAAGCACTGATTCAACAACGAGCCACCCTCGATCGCGACGACCTCGAATACGTCGTCGATCGAGTCTCACGGCTCAAGGACCAGCGCCTGCAAGAGTGCGTGGCCGAGCTCGTTGGATGGGGCGACGATGAACGCGCCGAGCTTGAGACGTTCATCGCGATTGCGATCGAAGTCATGAAGCGCACGAATGTGAGCAAACTGCGTGAGTGCGCGCGGATCGTGGAACTTCGGTTCCTGGCCCGAGAACTACGGAACGAGGAACAAGGATGACCACCAACCAAGACGCCATCACGGACCCGACGCTAGTTTATCGACCGATGGAGACCTGCCCCACAGGCCCGAAGGTGCTCCTACTCAATCAAGCCGGCATTGCCAGCACAGGCTGGTGGGATGGCAAGGACACGTGGTTCGTGGGCTGGTATCCACTGCCCAAGATCCCACCGGAGATCCGCGCGTTGATTGAGCCCACCTACAAACCAAAGGAGACGACATGACGCGAGATGAAATCCTTTCACGGGCCGAGAACCACGGCGCGCTGACAGCAGGCTGGATCTTCAGTGCCCAGGGCCTGGAGAAGTTCTGGCAGGAGGCCTTTGAGGCAGGCCGGACAGCAGAGCGCAAGGCCTGTGCTGCATTGACCGAGGACCTGGGACAAGAGGGGATGGGTACTCTTGCGATCGCAGCGGCGATCAGGAAGCGGAAATGAACCGAGATGACATCATTCGCATGGCGCGGGAGGCTGGCGCTATGACTGGCACAGGGTCAGTTCAGTTTCGATTGGACGATCACCTTGAACGCTTTGCCGCGCTTGTTGAACACGCTGTTCTTACAAGGCAGAAAGCCAGGTACTACCAAGACGGCTACGAAGCTGGTGTTGCAGCGGAGCGTGAGGCGTGTGCAAAGTTGGTAGAGAACTACGGCCCAGACCTCGTGACTTGGGATGCGTCTGCTCCGATAGTTACGACACCGCACCCGGCGTTTAAAAAACCGTGGGTCGGGCTGACGGAGGAGGAAGTAAAGCACATCGCTGATAGCGAATGGGAAGAGGCATTTGTGCGCTTGATCGAAGCAAAACTGAAGGAACTCAATACATGAACTCACAAACCATCCCCCTGCGCCCCGCATTGAATTCGACCGAGGATCCCCCTTCACGGATCACGGACCAGGAACTCCTGGAATACATCAACGCCCTCCGACGACGGATCGAGGTCCAAAATATCCAGATGGAGGCGCTCGCAGTTGAAGTAAGATCGCTCCAGATCAAGGCAAAAGAGCAGGAGGATTTCATCGACCGCCTATCGCTGGATCTCGCTCTCTACAATAAAGGGCCTGTCAAGGGAGCTATGGGATGAATCAAGATGTATTGTCAGGACTAAGGGAGTTGTTCGGCATACCCGCCCAGGCAAGGTATGTCCATTTGGTCACCATGACCATCAACGGCGTGAAACATCTCTACTTGGGTCCCGTTTTGCCAGAACTGTTCGAACGAGGCTGCGACGTCGAGATCTCTGCCATCGAGTTTGGTGACCTGCTTGAGGTCGAACACGCGATCCGCCTCCTACAAGGGAAATACCTTGAGGGGGAGAATGTCAACTGAGGGTGAGGCGAGGCTATCGCCCTCGCCCGTCCCGCCGGTAGGACTCTTCAAGGTTGGAAAACCGGATGTCTTCCCGATCCTTGTTGATGTGCAGCAGACGAAACTCGGGCCACGATCCGGTTTCCAACAACCAGATGATCTTGGCGCACGAGTAGGACACGCCATCCAGGCGTACCCGCCAGTCCCCGTATTTGCCCATCGGCGTGCCGGCAAGCTCGCCTCGGTAACGGCCGTGCCGCCAAATCAATGCGCCAATGCCGGCGGGGGAATACTCGAACATGTGTTTCATGTGCTCGAGGACGTGAGGTGGTGGAGTAGCGCTCATGGCGGTAGTGTAGCGCTTAGCGTGAGGGAATGCAAGGGGCGCGGAGCGGGGAGGGAGGGGAATGGGGCGGGGGTCACGGATCACGGACCACGGGCTTACGGGGCGAAACAGTAAACCTTTCCAGGAGAATGCTTTCGCTTAGAGCTACTCTTTTTATAAAAAATGATGTAATGGTGTAATAACTGATTTAAATCAATGGGTTAAATGGACTTACGGTGTTTTTATAGGGTGTAATGGTGTAATTTCTTCTGGGAATCGTTGGAGGGTTTTTTACATACTCAAAGAGATTTCATTCTTTGGCCTATATAGGATTTGCGAAAATGCCGAAAGGTGGCCAGTTGAGGTAGGATAGAGCCCTGCCCTGGCAATCCTGCCTGGGTTGCCATAGAGGAGAAAGGTGATGTTCGAGATCGAGAAGGGTGTACCGCTGCCCGAGGGCCGACAGTCTGGGTCTGTTTATCCGTTCCGGTTCATGGAGGTCGGTGACAGTTTTGTTGTGTCCGAAGAGGACAGGCTGAAGAACGCACGTGCGGCCGCGTACTCCTACGGTAAACGTAGTGGCCATAGGTTCGCCTGTCGGCGGGTAGGTAATGGCTGGCGCTTCTGGCGTGTTAGCTGATTGCTGAGTAGGGAGGCCGGTGATGTCGTCAAAGGATAAGAAGTTCCTCTCCGGTAAGTCGTTAGGTCGCCGGGATGATCGTGTTGAAGAGCGCATCAACCGGCCTGTCACCGTTGTTAAACCAAAGGTACTGAGCCCACAGGAATGGAAGTTTGTCGAGGAGTTTGTTGCTGGAGAGGGCCACGTTACCCTGAAGGAAGCGGCTTTGCGAGCAGGGTACAGCGAGACTTGGGCAAGGACCAGGGCAAGAGAGCTGACCGACCCGGACAAGAGCCCGCACATCGTGGCTGCGATCCAAGAGCGGCGGCGAGAATTGGGCGAGAAGTATGCGACGACGTATGAGCGGCACATGCGTGACTTGCAGGTGATCAGGGATCAGGCCCTGGCTGCGGGAGCGTACGGTGCGGCCGTCCAGGCTGAGTACAGGCGCGGCCAGGCCCTTGGAACGATCTACATCGACCGCAAGGAGATCAGGCACGGCACGATCGACTCCATGAGCAAGGAGGAGGTCATGCGGAAGCTTGAGGAGATCAAGAAGCTTTACGGCGGCGGCAACGGCGGCCCGATCATCGACATCACGCCCGATCAGGTACGGGAAAGCGTCGATGTCCGAGAGCTGCCGGATGCTGATCCGGCTGAAGATGCCACCGAAGGCCCCCAGGAGGCTCCAGGAGCGCCTGAAAGCGAAGGAGAAGGGGAAGATGCCAGCGAAGCCAGAAAGCGCCCTGTATCGGCGGCTGAGAGACAACCTCTCAGCGTCCGACTGCCATTTAACCCGAATCGAAAGTAGGGTCGGGCTCGGAATCCCTGATTGCCTGGTCGCGTTCAAGCGTTCGGGTGAGTTTGTGATGGTCGAGCTCAAGGTTGTCAAGCGAGGGTTCAAGGTGAATCTGTCGCCGCACCAGGTCGCCTTTCATCTGAAGCATGCGGACATGCACTGTCCGACATTTATTGTGGTCCAGTATTCGCCGGCGGGTAAGACTGCGGCGGGCGAGCTGCTGGTTTATAGCGGGGATCAGGTGATGGACGTGCACAAGCTAGGCGTGAAGGCGGAGCCGCTGGCCCGTTGGCCGTGGCTGGGGGTCCAGTGGCAAATGGTCAAGCAGGTGCTGTTGACAGGCCAGCCGGTTGATGGGTAGACTTGCAGTTCGTCCTCGGGCAATGGTGCTCGGGGGAGATCAGAAAGTGAGAAAGAAGATGAAGACCAGCGCCCTTATCAACACAGAGATCGTTGACGGGTTCACCGTCCGTTTTTACACCGCTCCCGAGGACCTTGATCCTGTTGGGCAGTTCCACGACCCAAAAGATGTTGAAGACATCCGTGAGGGGCGCATCACATGGTTCAGCGCGGTAGTTGAAGCGAGCAAACTTGGCATTGTGCTTGCCACCGAATACCTCGGAGGGTGCGCCTACAAAGACCCGGCAGACTTTGTTCGAGAGTCCGGGGGATATTACGATGATATGTGCGACACAGTTATTCGCCGAGCTCGCGAAGTGCTGCGACAGCTTAACGAAAAGCACCACGTTCGAGGCACGCCAATGTGAAACGGCCTATTCGTTGGCCACCACATATCCGAGACGCGATTGAGAACCAGAAGAGAAGAAAGGAGATTGACGAAGAGGCCCGCCGTGCTGCCCAGCATCGGACATGGCGGGAGATAGGAAAATTGGCTTTGTTTCTTATATGGCATGGCATCATCCAGGCGATGACAGGCAACCGAAGAAGGTAGCACTTGACACTGGTTTTGATTTCGTGCTGCAATTGAGTCTGGCCCTCAGTTGAAGGGCTTCAACCAGAAAGAGAGAAAGGTGCACCATGGACTTGAATTTGATTTTCTCGAAGGCACTTTGCGACTACGTTTCGCAACTAAATGAACCGTTTCGCTTGCGCATTGCCCAGCTCGAGCAGGCCCTCGAGTCGCAAGGCCGCCTGCTGGACGGGGCCCTGGGTGAAATCCGGATGCTGCGGGACAGGCCCGAAGGGCAGGCGATCGAGGGGGCTTCGGTTCAAGAGCTCGCGGGCTTCCTGACTGACTCGCAGCTCCGCACGATCGCAGGCAATATTTCATTACCTGATCTGCTCGAATGCGTGGACTGGTCCGAAGTCCTGGACTACAGCGAGATAGTCAGTGCTATCGATATGTCCGAGCTCGCGGAGGAATTCGACCTGGAGACGATCGCCGAGAATATCGACCTCGGGAGCGCGATATCCGAGTTTTTCAGCGAGAACACCGTCAAGCTTTCATTTTGAAAGGAGGCTTTGCCATGCAATGGGAACTTCAAACCGAAAAAGGGCAACCCGTCGAGCTTCCGCTCGAGGCCGTGAGCTTTCGCGGAGGGCTTGCAACGATAGTTGACGCGCGGCCGCCCCATCATTCTGGTTCGACTGGACGCGTGTTTACGCACGGCGGCGGGGAGTACTTTCCGAGCGTATACGGCCTGCAATGGGTGAGGGTGCCGGACTGACTCGGCCGCCCTGGCCCCGCTCGAGCCCGGCCGCGTGCCGGGCTTTGCTTTTTTCAAAATAGCCAAGTATGCTTCCGATTGTGCGGCCGCATCCCGTGGCCGCCGAGAGAAAGTGAGAAAGGAAAACACGATGGACTCGCACCAGATAGCAGTCGCGATTTTCAACGATCGCTCGACTGAACCGGCCCGTATTGCGGCCGTGCGCGAACTTGTTGCAGGGGCCAGTCGCGATAATGCCGCGCACGGTCTTTTACTGGCCGCATCGGCCGAAATCAAGAAACCCTCGTATGAGGGGGCCGGGCTTGTCTCCCTTTGGGAGATTGCGCACGCGGTGCTCGATATGCAGATTGCGCACGCTATCGATACGCTCGAGCTCGCCCAGCGTGAGGGGGCCGAGAATGCTTAAGACCGTCACAAAATCAGGCAACGGGAAAACCGGGCCGATCGCAGTCACATACCGCGCAGGCAGTCATCACGCTTTCGCGACTTGCCCGGGCTCGTGCGCACTCAATCCGCACGGGGAGCACGCGGCCAACCTTATCGACAAGCGTTACCTTCAGGCCTTGCGTAAGGCCGTGCCGCCCGGCGGCATTGCCTGGACTTATTCGCACTTTCCGGCCGAGCTTTTACCCGTGCCGGCCGAAGGGGAGACCGTCATCAATGTTTCGTGCGACTCGCCCGCCCAGGCCCTGGCGGCCGTTCGATCGGGCCGCCCTGCTACCCTGGCCGCTCCGGCCGACTCGGCCGAGCGCTGGCCTGCCAGGATTGACGGGGTCCGCTTTCTTCGTTGCCCGGCCGAAACCAGCGATCGTGTCAATTGCGAGAATTGTGGGAAAGGCCGCCCCTTGTGTGCCCGGCCCGATCGCGACTATGTGATTGTCTTCGTTGCGCACGGTTCGCGCCGGGCCCTTGTTGGCCAGGACAAGGCCGGCGGGTGTTACGGGGAGCTCGGGCCGGTTCGATTGCAATGGGAGTCCACGCGGGCCGGCGGGGCCGCCGATGACTCGGCCGCGCTGGTTCGGTTCGCGCGCTCGCTCCCCGCCGGTAGCATGCTGCGGCATCATGTCGTCGGGGATATCGGCCGGGCCGCTTGACGGTCTTACTTTTTTCAAAGTAGTATTTCGTTGCGGGCCAATCCGGCCCGCGTAAACCTAGATTGGAGAATGCAAAATGTCGACACTTATGCAAGCACATAAACAATGGGCAACCCGTCCGGCCGAGGAGCGCTTTACATCCCTCCCCGCTATGCTCGCCGCTATGGAAGCTCGCAGGGCGATCAGTCGCGCGGCCGTCCTTTCGTCGCGCTCGCTCCGCGCCGTCGCGACTCAGGATAACGCAGGCGTTGCGATTGTCGGCCCGAAAGGCAATCCGATTGCCCCGACTCACTGGGCATTCGGGCAATTGTCTAATCTCGCCGGCGCGCCGGCCGGTTATCTTCGCGAGTTACCCGCGCCGCTCGCGGCCGATTGCATTGATTACGGATTGCAGACTCGCGACGTTGAAGATATCGGCGTTCTACTGTCCCGCGATTCGACCGGCGAGCCCGTATTGCGGGCGGCGACGGGCCCGAAATACGGGCGAATCTGGGACTCGGACATAGTGCGAGCCCTGATCGATCGATTCGGCGACGGCGTGAGCGGCGATTGGCGCGTCCCTGGGATTCGGGGCAAGGCCCTGGATAGTGTCACGGCCGATAACACGACACTCTATGCGGGCGATCGCGATATGTTCGTTTTCCTGGCCGACGAAATAAACCGGCTCGAGCTCCCGAATCGCCGCGACGGAAAAACGGGAACACTCGCTCGCGGGTTTTTCGCGTCGAATTCTGAAACCGGCGCGGGCACTTTCCGATTGAAAGCTTTCCTCTTCGATTACGCTTGCGAAAACCGAATTGTGTGGGGGGCTCATGAGCTCGATGAGATTGTGATTCGCCACACTGCGAGCGCGCCTGATCGCTTCCTCGAACAGGCCGCGCCGGCCTTGATCGCTTATGCGAACTCGAGCGCGGATAACGTCGAGACCGTGCTTCGAACTGCCCAGGCGACGAAGCTTGATCGCTCGCAGGACTGGCTGGCAAAACGATTCGGCCCGCGCATTGCCCAGCGAATCGAGCACGCGCACGTGCTGGACGAAGGGCGGCCGATCGAGACACTCTGGGACGCTGTAACCGGCGCGACGGCCTACGCTCGCTCAATCCCCTGGACGGCCGATCGCGTCGAATTCGAGACCCAAGCCGGGGGTCTGCTCGAGCTTGTCGCGGCATGAAACCGGACGCCAACACCATCGGCGGGGCCCTGGCGGGCCTTGCCCTGGCCCTCGCGATTTTGCACGGATTAGGCGCGCTTTTCCCCTAGTTTCGCGAGCCCTTTTTCCCTCTCAAACCCGCCCTTTCGGCGGGTTTTTTTTCGCCCCGGTATCGCAAAAGATCGACGCGGCCGAGCTCCCCCAGGGCGCCCGCCTTTTGACCTAGTTGGTTATTCCAGGCCCGAGGGCCGGCCCGCTCGAGCCCTGATCCGTGGCCCGTGTATCGCGGCCCCTGGCGCGTGCTCTAGGTGCTCGGTCCGAGCTCCGCCGAGCTGGTCCGAGCTCCGCCGAGCTGGTCCGAGCTCCGCCGAGCTGGTCCGAGCTCCGCCGAGCTGGTCCGAGCTCCGCCGA